ATGGTTAGTATATCACTATCATATTCTGCTCGTTTTCCTATACTGTCCTGCTCCAATTTGGTACGGGACTTGTAATGCAATAGTATAGTAGGATCATCTACAACACCCTGCCAATGATCTCTATAGATCTTGTAAGCGGTGTATGGTTCTGTTCCAACCGTGTATGACGTTCCTATATTAGTGAATATTGCGTTTTGTTGTGTTTGGGTTAACATCGCCTTTTACCTCTTTATCTTCCATCTCTATTTTGAAGCATTCGCCTGTACTGAAATCACAGAAAAAACCACATAGGTTAACTTTTTGAATCATATTTTATTCTTCTTTATTAAATCGTCAATGTAAGCTCTGGCTTCGTCTACTATGTCGTCCTCGCTTTCTTCTTCGACCAGACTAAAGAGTGGCCTAGCTGGTATATCACTGGTACCATATTCCAAATCGTGCGCACGTGTGGCGATGTTCTCGCCGTCTCGGTAACTACCAGCGTCTATAATCCCTGCATAAATTGTAGTTCCTTCTCTAACGTATTTTATTGCGTTTTCCAGTGTGCCTGTATAATACCATGGATTGTCGTGCCCTTTGAATTCAGCCCACGCATCCGACAGTGGGGCCCAACTTGGTTCACCGTCCTGTATTTTATCAACCAAAGCCACCTCTAACATTTCTCCGATTACGTCGCCCAAAGCACCTATCTGTTTTTCTGACAGCCCCTTGATGATGTGTGGCAATTTGTTTTCTATTACTATTGCGGTGTTCTTTGCTGGCATAATAATCAACTCAACGGTTGTTCATTTACTTTAATTGCTGCGTCCCACATTGAACTAATCATTTTATTATTACAATCAAGTTCATGTTTAATACGAATTCCTATACAATATTTCATTTCATCTTTGTCTAATATACTTTCGTCTGTTGCAGTTTTCAAAACCAAATCACAAACAAGATTATCATAATCTATATTGTCGCCCATTCCAATTTCATTTTTGATACGATCTTTTAATGATATTCTCATGAATTCAGTATATTCTAATTCTGTCATGCCCCGTCCTCCTTCCTAACAACAAAAATATATCTACCGAAGGGAGTTAGTTTGGTTAATGTTGATTTGTCTGTATTTTTTGATAGAACTCGCCAGCGTGTTTTAACTGCCCCAGCTTCGTCTTCATATACTTCAAGAATATCATTTACTTCAACATCACAATCTTTATGACATGAAAAGTATAAATCCCCAACTTCAAACTGTCCTCCCCCAAGCAGTTTCATTTTATTGAAGTTCATCGACAATTTTAATTTACCAATGCCCAAATATCCTTTGACTTTTATTGATGTTTCAGTAGGTGAGGTCCACTCCCCGGTGGATTGGTTTGTGGTGTCGCCTGCTGACGTCCTCAAACGATTTATTGTGAATGGCCAATCGGTTGTACTATACGGAGTATTGTCATCACATGCCATAATAGATAATTATACGTAATGATTAATATAATTATGGATGGTTGTTATTGCCTTCGTATTCTTTTCAGGATATATTCCATGTTTTCTGCTATGTTGCTACATGAATTGTATTCGTCAAAAGTACCGTTTCGTTTATATTTTGAAATCCACCATTCACATACATCTTTTAGGGTAGCCGGTATACAATCAGATTTATACATTTTTCCATCTGTGTTTTGATAGACTGCGTCCCCGCCTTCCAACTTTTCACCAGCAACACCGACAACCAGATTATCCGCTTTAAATTCTGCTTCGATGTCTTTCATATCGGCTACATACTGCCTATATGCTTCTTTATCGAGTTTGTATTGTATGTTTAATGTTACTACGTCATCCTCCTGCTGGTCGGTCTTATCATCACCAATAGCATAATGCATACCATCTACCATACCGACTCTATATATTGTTTCCGTTGTGCTACATCCCAATTCAATAGAATGTTTTATTTTGCTGATTTCTACTAATATTTTATCTTTTGTTCTCATAATACAATTCCCCTATAAATTAAATAACAAGATCAACTAATTCACATCTCAATTCAACAAACGCTTTTTGAAATTTAACCAGTTTCATCTTATGTTCTTTAGACCACGCTTTTGATTTTATCCTGTTATCGGCAACGATACTAAACCCTTCAATTGCTTCTACCAGTTCATTGATTGGCTTTTCTAGCTCTTCGTCTTGTGCTATATAACTCATAGTGTACCTCTCCTTAACATTCCATTATCATATAATCGATCAGTCCACCGACCAGGTAAAATCACATAATCTATTCTGGTTAATTCATTTGCTTCAATTATGATTTTTGTAACGTGCCGCCTTAACATTCTTTGCCGGATTAACGTATAAAATAATTCTCAATCCATTTCAAGGGGGTTATCCGTGAAATGTGGTTTATTTACATACACAGTTCGTTTATTCAAGCTTATCATTTTTTCGCCTCCTTGTCCCACCTAACAGAATGGCATTTGGCGCACAATCGTGGATTTTTAATCCTTGGAACCCATTCATGCCCACACTGATTACATTTTAATTTACAAACCCTAAAAGCCCATACCCTGACTTCATTGATTTCATCTTGAGTAAGTTCGTGTTCGATGTTTTCAAGGAACATTTTTAAGTCTGTTTCGTCAAGCTCTGGAATATAATTAGCTAATTCAACCATGGTATAACCTCATATTAATACTTTTTATCATTCAATATCATCTTATACAATACAGTTTTGTTTAATTTCAGAGCATCACGCCTAAATTAATCAAGTATACCAGCCATAACAGACCGATCTTCTTTAATAATTTTATGTGGTTTTTTCCCTTTAAGCTCCGACAATTCAACTTGATGTTCTTCTACAATAGAAGCAATTCGTTTCAATTCGTCGCCCTGCGTGTTATTATGTGATTGTTTTTTTGTCTTCTTTTGTGTTTTTTTAATCGGTTTCGGTGGGGGAAATTCACATATCCATTTACACACTTTTTCGTATTCAACACCCATCTTGTCCAATTCAAGTTGTGCGGCGTCCATTTTTTCAAACATTTCTCTATCGTTGTCGGCTTCAACTGTATAAACAACGTCTTTCCCATGCAATTTCCCACGGACAGATTTAATAATACTACCACCGAGTAAATACTTAACACGGACCATCACGGCCTCACTGGGAACTGAATATGAAATACTGTGTTTGTCCAGAAGATCTAAAAGTGGGCCAATACGATTGAATGCAAGCGCATTCACGTTTCCGACACCGTCAATGTTTACAATGGTCGATTTTTCCCTTTTAATCACATCTTTTAATATGTCCGGATATCCATGTACTACTATATGTTGTTTCTGTTTCATTTAAATACCTCCTTGGCACATAACTACCAAATACACCATACTATACTATTGATTATGATAATACTTATATGTATCTATCCTCTAAGTCTGCCAAGAGAACCGCCACCAACGGAGGTAGGGATTGATTTGATCTGTGGTGGTTTTATATCTAATTCGTTGAATGCACCACTAAATGCATCTACTATATCATCATGATTACTCTCTGGAAATGCTTCAACCTCATTCAAAAAAGTTTCGTTCCATTCAGCACGAACAATTTTAACCAGTCCGTTTTCTGCCGCCGCGCTTGCCGGGCCGGCTCTGAGTTCTTTTGATTTTGTAGAAGGCACACCATGAAATTTATATCCTTTTAACATTTTTGCATAATGATCAATTACTGTTTTACCAGAACCGCCCGGTTCTTGCTCCATTACAATACTAGTGTCTACTCCGTCAACCGAAGCAGTATGTATTATCAATTCTTCTACACCGGCTGATTTTTCTTGGATATGTCTAAGATCAGTTACATAGGTTATATTACCACGTTCTATAATCTTTAATCCAGCTGTCCAGTCCGGATCGGGGTTTAAAGCGGTTGGTTCGCTTGCCGCCGTGTCCCAATACCGCACGACGGTTCCATGTGGTGCTTTCTCTACGACTTCGAACCATTCCCGCCTAAAATACATTCCAGCAGCAGGGCGGATTTTCCAATTACCACCAAGTAGACGCTCTCTTTCTACGAGTGGTAGTGCCATTAGGTTAGCCCGATATCCAGGATCTATTTCTTCTAAGATTTTATTATCGCTTAATTTAGCAGGGATAAAAGTAAGAGATTTTGGAAGTAGATCCGGGTACAATTCAAGTAGTTTGGCCTTCGTGTCTGCCCATATAATCTCATCATTGATCCTAATAAACCAACGTATTATTCCCGACCGTTCTAAACACGGAAAACCATCTTCATCTATCCACCACGATATTAATTTACCAACCCAAGACCCCGCGAGTGGATTCGTCGTGGCACGTACATAAGGTTTTATTCCACACGTCGATCTATTCCGAGATAACATATACCAAAACATCGATTCTTCAAAATGCGTGAGTTCGTCAAAACATATTAAAGGTATCTGTGATCCCTGCCAGTCATATGTGTTTTTATCGTGTTCGATGTGCGCAAATTTTACATTAGCACCCGATTTAAACACCCACTTTAATACGGATTCCTTTGGGTATCCGTGTGCATGTGTATATATTTGTTTGGATGTGTCCCATAACCCCCCCTCGTTCCTAACCTGTGTTGACGTGCGCCTAAATATAACTGCCCCAAACTCTGGTATATGTATATGCC